TTCTCAGCGCACGTGCTAACGACCTAGCTACGTATAATTCAGCCTTAGCTAATGACTATAGTACCTATACAGCTATCACTAACAATCCTAGCTTAAAGTTTACTAGCACTAAAACTTTTGCTTCAGATCTTGTAATTGAAGGCAATCTCTTTGTATTAGGTGATAGTATTACTGCTAACGTATCTAATATAGTTACAGAAGATAAAAGTATAGCGATAAATTGGAATAGTTCTGATGCGTTAGCCGAAGGCGCTGGTATTCAAATTGCAGGCACGAGTAATGCATTTATAGCAAATCTTATTTTTGCAGCAGCTTCAACATCTAAGTTTAGAATAGGAGTTGGCACCTTAACTAGTGCTGATGATATTGCTAGAACCCAAGATTATCAGGCTAATGACTTAACTACCTATCGTTCAGCATTGGCTAACGATCTATCCACTTGGAATAGTGCCCAGGGTAATGATCACTCTACTCTTCTTAGTGCACGTGCTAACGACTTAGCTACGTGGAATAGCGCTCAGGGTAACGATCATTCTACTCTTCTTAGTGCGCGTGCTAATGACCTAGCTACGTGGAACAGCGCTCAAGGTAACGATCATTCTACTCTTCTTAGTGCGCGTGCTAATGACCTAGCTACTTATAATGCTGCTCTTGCTAATGATTTTAGTTCTTATAATTATCTTAATTCTAATATTAGCTTTTCTGCTAATTTAGCTACTTTTAATACTAACGTAAGTTTTGCTAAAGCAAATGTTTTACAGCAGACTTTAACTGATGCAGCAACTATAGCCTGGGATACCTCTCTTGGACAGATAGCTACTGTCACCCTTGGAGCTAGTAGAACTATGGGCGCCCCTACAAATCTTAGAGTAGGAACCTATATACTACATGTTATACAAGGAGGAGCAGGTAGCTACACTATAACCTGGAACGGTGTATTTAAATGGACTGCTGCCGTAGCACCTACGCTATCCACAACAGTAGGTAGAAGAGATGTATTCTCATTTATTTCAGACGGGACAAACCTATACGGTGCTATGATTCCTGACGTGAGGTAACTATGTTAGTTCCTATTCTTCGTCCAATCAAAGTAGTAAATGTATCTGGTGCAACTAATGATTTTAATCTTTACACTGCTACTGGAACTACTGGGGTAATAGCTGGTAGTATAACCTATCCCCATAATCTGTATTGTTTTGTCACAGCTACTATTGGCGCCACTGCAAACACTACTCCTGCTTTTAAAATTGGAACCGGCTATCATGGCGGAACTGATATCTATATTAAAAATTCTAGCACTATTACAGGCGGAACTGGTGGTAATGGTAGCACAGGCTCTACAGGATCTACTGGTACACCTGGAACTACTGGAACTCCAGGAGCTACAGGAGCTACGGGTTCTACAGGACCTGCCGGAACACCGGGATCTACGGGATCTCCAGGTGCTACAGGTAGTACGGGTGCTCCTGGCATCGGCGGAGCTGGTGGGTCAGGGAGTGGAACCTCTACAGGAACTAATGGTAGTGCTGGAGGAACCGGAGCTACAGGCGGGACTGGTGGAACAGGAGGTCCAGGAGGTAATGGTACTAATGGAACTCCTGGAGGAACCGGTGGAACTGGTGTCACAGGAGGCCCAGGAGGGACTGGTAATCCTGGAGGTACCGGCGGCACAGGAACTCCAGGAGGTCCCGGCGGTATAGCTTTTCAGGCTGATTCTAATTCTAATGTAAGAATTTTAGTGGATAACGGAACTGGAACTTTGACAGGTGGTACAGCAGGATCAGGAGGCCCCGGCGGTCCAGGAGGTCCAGGAGGTCCCGGTGGTCCAGGAGGTCCCGGTGGTCCTGGTGGGCCTGGAGGTCCGGGAGGTGCTGGAGGTAGCGCAGGTCCAGGAGGCCCAGCAGGTGCAGGAGGTCCAGGAGGTCCAGGCGGAGGCGGCGGAGGCGGTGGAGGCTCTCAAGGTCGTACTTACACGGCTCCAAGCAAGGGAGTTCCAGGTTTCTATACCTATTATGGTGGAGGCGGCGGAGGCGGCGGAGGCGGGAGCGCTCCTGCGGGAGCTGGAGGGGCTGGAGGTGTTTCGCCTGGCGGAACAGGTACTGCAGGAACAGGCGGAACTACAACAGCACCATATACGGGAGGTCCAGGAGGTGCAGGTTCTGGAGGCACAGAATATGCCGCAGGAGCCGGAGGTGCCGGTGGGACTGCGGGATCAGCAGGAACAAATGGAACTGCTAATGCCTTATATACTTTAGGTTCCCCATCAGGTGCTACTCCTGCAGGAGCTGCGGGCCCTACCGGACCTACCGGTCCGGCTGGATCAGTTGGACCAGCAGGAACAGCTGGAACTCCAGGAACAACAGGTCCTACTGGATCTCCCGGAGCTACTGGACCTGCAGGAGCTACAGGACCTACAGGACCTACAGGTTCTCCGGGCCCAAACGGATCGCAAGGAAACTCCGTTTCCGGTAATTCGAATATTACATACATAGCAACAGGAACGAGAAACGGTCCTGTAGGATGAGAATTAGTGTATAAAACTATATATAATAACCCTAGAGAGAGGTCTCAGACTACTTATAGTTGGGCTTACTGGGATGGGGCATTTACTGATGAAGAACTAGATTTAATAACTAACCATTGTGTCTCTAAAGGGACTGAATCTTCTACAATCATTGGATCTAACAAACAAGAAGAAGTAGAACGAGTTAGAGTATCTCAAACCCATTTCCACCACAGAGATAATGATACAGCTTGGATATTTGATAGATTTAATGATATTATTGTAAGGTTAAACGAACAGTTCTATGGATTCAATCTTAATGGGTATGACGCTTTTCAATATACTGAATATGATAGCAACAAATTAGGTAGATATGACTGGCACATGGATACACAACTAGGACATAACCCTTTGGCAGATACACGTAAACTATCTGTAGTCTTAAACTTAACTAAACCCGACGAAGACTATAAGGGTGGTCAGTTTCAAATTAATCTTGGGATGGAAGAAGATGCAGAAACAGTCAACATTCCAAGAGGTAGAATTATAGTATTTCCGTCTTTTGTGATACATAGGGTCACTCCTGTGATAGAAGGCATAAGACGTTCTCTAGTTATCTGGGTAACCGGACCTAAATTTATATAAGGAGACGCATGTTACTAGCTTTTATTCCTAGACCGCAAAAAGTAGTCAGGCTCTCTAGTCCTGCTAGTGATTATAATCTCTATACGTCACAAGGAGTAACTTACCCATTAGACCTCTACTGCTTTATTACTGCTCCTATATCTGGGACCTCATCTGGAACACCTGCTTTCAGAACAGGTTCTAGCTGGGCTGCTGGATCTCTACTATACATAACTAATTCCAGCACTATTACTGGAGCCACCGGTACCACGGGTCCTAATGGAGCTGGCGGTGCAGGAGGCGTAGGATCTACTGTAGTAGGTCCCGTTATTAACTCTACTGCCGGGAGTGCGGGAACCTCAGGAACCCCGGGAGGTACAGGTGGACCAGCATTTACTGCGGATACCGTAACGGGTTTAGTAACTGTGTTAGACAACACCAGTGGAACCCTTACAGGAGGTCCGGGTGGTCCAGGTGGTAGCGGAGGTGGTGGTGGAGGCGGTGGCGGAGCTGCTGGATATACCTATAATCCTGCTAGTAAAGGAAGTTCTGCGTATTATGATTACTACAGAGGCGGAGGCGGCGGAGGTGGAGGCGGATCTCCCGCTGGAGCTGGAGGGGCAGGTAATACCTCCGGCAGCGGTGGTACTAGTACTACTGGAGGGGCAGGCTCCCCTGGTGGGGGCGGATCTACCATGGCTGCAGGAGCCGGTGGAAATGGCGGTAATCTTGGACTTGCAGGATCTGCTGGAGGATCTAATCCTGATTACCCAATAGGAAGTGCAAATGGCGGTAAAGCTGGAGGTTCTGCAGGTCCTAATGGATCTACAGGATCGCAAGGAAACTCCGTTTCTGGAAACTCTAATATTAAATATGTTGCAACAGGCACAAGAAATGGACCAGTCGCTTAATGATCTCTCATCAACTCTTCCCAACTCTTATTGGAGAGTGGAAACATCCTGAGCCTGAGATAGTTAAGCAGGCTTTATTTAGCAGAATTTTTCACCATGTTGATGAACGAGGATACTCTATGGAGACTACGGGAAACGTAGACTTACATCTAGATGAGGCCTTTGATCCATTATTTAGTTTTGCTGCTGGATGTGCTAGCGAATATCTTGATACCTTAAAACTAGATAGAGGTGTTTTCGATCTCAATCTTGTCAAAACATGGTTAAATATCATAACAGAATTTCATACACCACCACATAATCATCAAGACGCACACCTGTCTTTTGTCTACTATGTGCAGATACCAGAAGGACTGGATAAACCAGTCTATTTCTCTTGTGAGCATAAACCTAATGAGCTATTCTACGGCATGACTAATGCTAATATCTTAGAGTGGAACATCCATAATAGTCCTACTTGGTTCTTCAAGCCGCAAGAAGGACAACTTTTAATGTTTCCAGGTAAACTATATCATCATACTGGCGGATATGGGTCAGGTCAGCCAGACACCGGATGTAAAACCCTTGATGACCTGAAACCTAGAAGAATATCTATTGCAGGTGATTTCCTATTAACCTATAATCGTAAAATAGGTAGAGCCTATGGTATTCAGCCCGTATCAAATTGGAGAACATTCAATGGCAGTTAAATTCAAAATTCTAGATAAAGATATTACTCAACACTCTATAGTTGTAAGATATTATACCGACATTCTTACTGAAGATAGTTTAGCCACTTCCTTTATAACTGATGGAGATGGTAATACTGTTATAGATAGACGTCCCGATGGATCTCCTAGGAGATGTCAGACAGACTATAATATTAGTGTTTGGAATGTCCATGCTGCGCAGTTAGGTGCCAATTCTGATGCAATTATACAACAGATCAATGAATGCGCGCCTTACGATTGGTTTGCTCTTAAGGAAAAGATCCTAGATGAAGCAGTAGATACTGACATGGTCTTGATTGATTCTCTAATAGGACAAACCTATGAAGCCGTAAGACCTATTAGAATTGAGCCTATTGTAGCACAAGCTGATGTTTCAGAAAATGATATTGAACAGCTAATTCAAACTATACTTAGCAATACCACATCAGGGAGTTCTGGATGAACGTAAAATTTAAAATAATAGAAACTGATCTTAGCCAACACTCTATGGTAGTAAGATACTATACAGATTATTTCACAGAAGATAATCTTGCTAGCTCCTTTATTACGGGTAGCTCAGGAGAGCAGACCATAGACAGAAGACCAGATGGATCGCCCATACGTTGCGTAACAGATTGCAATATAAACATCTGGCAAACAGAGCCTCCTCCGACTGAAGAAGACTTAATCTCTATAGCTAAGCAATCTGCACCCTATAGTTGGTTTAAGTTACGCTACGATGTTTTAAATCCAAATGTTGATACGTCGTTATCGGCTGTAAACTCCTTACTAGGAAAAGAGTTTATAGCAGAAGAACCTGCTCCTATAGTAAAACCAGAAACAAAAGAAATATCAGAAGATCATATTGAAGCCTTAATACGGGAGCTTACATCTAACACTGCATGAATAAGAAGCTTGGATATTATAGCATAGGTCTACAAGAATTTGATTCTAAAATTAAAGCCTGTCAGCTAGCTTCTAAAGTATTAGAAAAAATTCAAGCTTCGAATATAGTTAAGTGGCATTTTAACGATGAGCAATTTAGTAGTTATAATTGGTCCGTAGAGCCTCTAGAATCTTTGGCCGCTCTCTATGAAAAAAGAGCTAAACATTTAAGAGAACAATATGACTATATTATAGTTAGTTATAGTGGCGGAGCCGATAGTCATAACGTAGTCATGTCTTTTCTAAACCAAGGACTGTTTATAGATGAGATAGTAGTAACTCACATGGATAAGGCGATGAAAAACTATGCAATAGTGGATCGAAATGATCACTCTGCTAAATATGCCTATTCTTCTGAATATTACTTACAAACCTTACCTAGATTAGAAGAGATTAGATTACTATCTCCTCGTACTAAAATACGTATTTTTGATGTCAGTGATTCTGTATTTAAAGCTTTTTCCAAACATATGGATGAGAGTTGGGTATTTCATGTTAGAGAAGAGTTAAACCCTATTGATGCTTCTAGATATAATTATTTACAATTTTCAGAGTTTAAAACACAATTAGACTTTGATAAGAAAATAGCAATAGTTTTAGGTGTAGATAAACCTATAGTGAAACTAGATGAACAGACTAATAAATTCTACTTATGTTTTAGAGATAGATTGGCTAACATAACACCCATAGGCGAATATGCTAAAGATTATACTAATACCACGATAGAGTATTTCTACTGGTCCCCTGATGCTTGCGATCTCTTATGTAAACAAGCACATACTATTATTAATTGGTTAAAGCAAAATCCTGGGTTTCAAAAATATTTCCTAAATAATCCAGTATCAAGAATCATTTCCGAACGCATCTTAAGACCTCTAATATACACTACTTGGAAATCTGAATGGTTTCAAGCAGATAAAGCTATGTTCGATTGGCACTCAGATTTTGATGCTTGGTTTATTGAAAGTTATAAAAATACCTTAGAATACCTCTTATGGAAAAAAGGTCTCTTTTATGTATCTAGGACATGTGCACCTTTTATTTCTAATAGCAAAATCCCTGACGGGCTAATAACCTTCGAAAAAAGATACGAATTAAAAATTTAATGGACAAGACCGTTTGTCTGTGTTACTATAGGTTTGAATATGAATTATTTTTATTATGATGATTTAGGCCAAAAATACTATAATAAATTTGACGCACTTCGTAGTGGTAGAAAGATAAATATTTACTTTTACGATAAAGAATTTTCAGAATTCAACTGGAAGGTTGAGCCTAGAGAATCTCTAAACGAGCTTTATAAACTAAGAGCACAGCAATTAAGAGACAGTTACGATTATCTAATATTAGCATATTCAGGCGGTATAGACTCTACTAATATGCTTGAAACTTTTTACTATAATAATATTCATATTGATGAGATTATTATGGTAGGAGCATTCTCTCAAGACTCTGAATATGGATCTGATGAGAATCATAATGGAGAGATATATCTTAACTGTATCCCAACTCTAAATAGTTTTGATTTAAGAAATACAAAAATAACGTATCACGACTATACTAAACTATTTGATACTCCAGAGAAATTTGTTGCTTTTGGAAATACAGAGAAAAAATATCAGATTGTAGATAATCATTTTAGTATCCATCATAGATGGTGGGATACGCCTCAGTTTTTGAATCTAGAAAGTAAAAAGAAAAAAACTATTATCTTTGGAACAGATAAACCCAATTTCTCTATAGAAGAAAATAGGTTTTTTGTATCATTTAATGCTTTTGCTATTACTCAACTTGGAAATCACTGCTTTTATAGTAAAAATGACTATAATCTTTATAGAGAGTTTTTCTACTGGTCTCCTAGTTTTCCAAAAGCCATAGCAAAACAGCTTCATATTATAGCTAGTTTTTATATAGAAAACATATTGACTAACAAAATACCTAAAGAGGTATTTTTTAGTAAAAAATACTATGACCTAATAAGAGAAACTTTAATATACTCAACTGTTAGAAACAAGTTACAATTTAAATCTAAAAAAAGTAATAATATATTATCTTTAAGAGATAGTTATATACTGAAAAATAAAAATTCAAAAATATATGAGGACTATCTTAAACAGCTTATCTGGGCAAATCAAAATTTTTCTAATATTCAAATGAAAAATGGAAGTTATAATGAAAACGATATTTGGTCTCGTAAATATTTTATTAATTAGCTATTTCTTATTAACTAATAATGCTTTAGCACTATCAGAGCAAAATTCAATTACAATGTATGTTCCTTTTTCGGCAGGAGGACCTGCGGATACAATCGCAAGACATATTGAATATGCAGCTGAAAGTACTTCGGATATAAAAATAACTATTCTAAATCAAGGAGGGGCTTCTGGGAATATAGGTATGAGATCTTTTATTCAGTCAAAAAAATCTCTCTTATTTACTAGTGAAAATATATTGATGAATAAGCAATATATTACAGATTCTTATCCACATGATATTATAAATCACGTAAATCCAATTTATTTTTTTGCTAGTTCTCCTTTTATTGTATATGGGCATAATAGTATAAAAGATTTTCAAACATTAATAGAAGAATCTAAGAAAAGATATATAATGTTTGGCTCTAGCACACAGGGATCTGGTAGTTTTGAAGCATACAAACTACTTTGCGAAACTTATAAAGTGTTAGAAAAATGTCAAAGAGTGGGTTATAGATCTTTTGGATCCTCTATACTGGATATAATGACTGGAAGAATAGACATTTATGCCACTTTATATGCTAATCATGAGCACCTTATATCTCTTCAAACTATAAATCCTTTAACAATACTAGATATTAATAATTTTAGTCAGCTACAGCAAGTGCCGATTATAACTGATTTTGGTTATAGGATTCAAGTTAATAACTGGTATGGTTTATTTCATAAAGGTTTTTCTGATAAAGAGATAAGATCTATTAGAGAATCTATAAATACCTTTTTTGACAAGACAAAGTTATATAATTTAGGTTATACTATGCACGATCCTTCTCCTGTAGATTTTTGGAATAATCAAATAGAATTATATAAATGATATGAATGTCTTATTACTATGTTATACTTCTCTATCTGTTCAGTTAATAGATAACTACTATAAATACTACAGTGGTAAATTGATACATTTAACTACTATGGAGTATGCTGTTATAGAAAGCCAACTCTCGGAAGATTGGCTTAAAGAATCTAAAATAGATTTAGTTGTCATAATAGGTAATGCATATCAAAAAAGTGATTTTCTATTTAATCTAGCCAGAAAGTCAACCATCCCTTTCTTTTTTCCTAGTAAAGATATTGTTACTTTAGAAACTTCAAAAATATTAACAAAAAAACTTTTAACTAAGTTAGATATACCTACTGCGCCTTTCAAGGTATTTTTAGGTAAAGATATAAAAAAAGATAAAACTCCATTAGTAGTTAAGTATGATGCTGATTATTTAGGAGATCAAACAGAAATTGTTTTTAATACTTTTGTATTAAGGGAGCAATTTGAAAATAAGCCTGTCTTGGTAGAAGAGTTTTTATCGGGAGAAGAATTTACGTATCAAGCAATATGTAATGGATCTTCATTTACGTTTTTTGGAATATCTAGAGACTATAAAAAATATAAAAGAAAAAACACTTGCGGAATAGCTTCTATCTCTAGTCAATATCAAAAATCTATTCCTGAAATAGATAGTTACATAGAGAAAATATTAAGATTATTAAATTCAACAGGTATTCTTTATTGTGGGGTAATGAATTTAAATATAATGAAAGTAGATAACACCTACTACGTTTTAGAAATTAATACCAGATTTGGAGATCCAGAAACACAATCATTATATCCTACTACAAATATAGATTTATTTAATTTATTTTTCTTAGCTGCAACAGCACAACCTTTACCTAATATAGATAGAACAGGTATGGCAGGGGTATGTATTCAGTTAATACACAAGGATTATAATAATATAGAAAAAGATATGTGTATATATCCAACACTAGTAAAAGATAGAAATATACAATTTGGAGACCAACTTATATGGAGTAAGAAAAATGTCTTTGGATCTCTAACAGCGAGTGCTTATTCAGTAGAAGACGCGTTAAGATATATTTTATCATATCTTGAAGATAAACATTTAGGAGACTATGTTTTTATAGATTCTACTCATGGTTAATGTTATAATAGAACCTATAGGTATTTTTTTATTGTGGCTATTTACTTTATACTGGATACATAGAGCTACACATAATATTGCAGTATTAAAAAAAATACACTGGGCTCATCATAAGTATATTTTTAAAAACAGAGGAAACCTTTGGAATTGGAAAATACTTTTCTTATATAACGACGATACTCCCAGCACAATAGATACTTGGATGTCTGAAGTAATTCCAACTATCCTTATCTCTTGGGTAACTAATAGTTGGTGGTTGTTTATATTTTTTTATGTATGGGCAGCGTTTGTTCAAGAATTCGTAAGACATAATCCTAAAATAAATCTATATCCTATTTTGACTACTGGAAAGTGGCATCTAGAACACCATCGAAACTGGCGTTATAACTATGGTTTGTTTTTTCCAGTATTTGACATATTGTTTAAAACTAATAAAAAGGCTAAACTATAAAATGTTTGTTAAAAACAACTGGATGACTACTAACTTAAAAGAAAGGATGTTAGATCCATGTTTAAATTTTTATGCAAACATGAAATATCAATTATCAGATATTTTAGATTTTAGTATACAAGCCGATAATGTTGCTAACTTAATTAGAGATAGCTTCAATAATAAGATATGCGTAGCTTTTTCTGGTGGTATGGATTCTGAGTATGTAGTACGAGTATTTCATAGAAATAAAATAGAATTTATACCTTTAATTGTTCTGTGTAATAATAATCTTTCTGAAGCAAGATATGCGTTAGACGTTTGCAGAGAGTTGAGTATACAACCTGAAATATTACACTTAAAGGACAACGAGTTAAGAAGAATTATATACTACGATATAGTATATAGATTAAAAAGTGTAGGACTGTATGCTGCACCCCATATCTTTGCCTCATATTATGCAAAACAAAAAAACTATACTTTAGTATGCGGGGCAGAGATGCTAGATACCGAAGGTTACATATCTCAAACTAAAATAGGAATTAATGATTGGGATATCTACCCTTTTGGACTATACCCCGAAACATCTGTTTCTATACCTTTTTTTTATTATACACCTAGTTTATTTTTTTCATATATAAAAAGCATAGATAGATCCTCTACGGATACTATACAAGATTTTAAAGCAAAACTGTATAGGGTAAAAAATAGACCTAAAATAAAACCAATATATTCTAATAAAATAATGATGTTAGGTAATAAAACATTCTCTCAATTGATGAATACTAAATCTAAGAACTATTATATTTTTAATGTCAAATAATCATTCTTATCAAAATTATTATTCTATAGATAGTAAGACGTTTTCTACGAAATTATTTGCCGCTTACTATAAAGAGAAAACCCAAAGTTCAAATAGTATAATATGGCATTTTCCTAACTGGGAAAGTAAATTAGCTAGTATAGATATAACTAAAGAGCCTGAAGAATCACTATCTGAGTTATATTTAAAAAGAGCATTACAGCTTAGACATGCTTATGATTATTTGGTATTATTTTATAGCGGAGGACATGATAGTAATCAAATTCTTGAAACTTTTATGCTTAACGGTATATTCATAGATGAAATTTTAATATTTAAAAAAGGCGATAAAAGACTTATAGAAAAATTTCCAACTGAATATGATTTACTAACTTTTTTTCCAGAGTATTACGAAGCTGAGAAATCTGCATTACCGCAAGCTACCTTTTATGTAGAGACGTTTTCTCCAAAAACAAAAATTACTATGATTGAAAAAAATCTATATGAATTGAATAATTTATATTGGAAATCATTATCAGAGAAAAATCTTAAAGAGAATATCAGATCTAGTAATTTAGGAATAAATTATAGACCTTTTTTTAGATCAAAAAACTTGTCTTATATTAATAATAGTTGGAAAAACATATCCGAGAATAAAAAAATAGGTTATATATACGGAAAAGAAAAAGCAAAAATATCATATGATGATGTAGGGTATTTTATTTACTTATCCGATATTAATGTGGTAGATTATGTAGATATCAACAATATTTTATCAGAATATGATTTGCCTAATAATATGGAGCTTTTTTATATTCATCCACAATTTGTTGAAATTCATATTAAACAAGCACATCTTATGATGAATAAATTACCTAAAAGTAAAATTAGTACTACAGTAAATCCTGTTTTTTGCACTAGAGAGATAGAGGATTTGTATTCAGAAGTTATATACAATAGAAAATATAAAAGAATATATACAGATTTAAAATCTACTGACTATTTGGTAAATAATCTTAAAGAAAAATCTATTTTATCTAGAAAATATGAAATGATTGATTTAGGCGCTAGGTTGTATATGAGCGAAGATTTAGTAGATTCTTCAAGTAATTTTAATAAGTTTTTATCTATTGTGAAAAATTCATTCTTCCCTAATAGTAGTATAACTTCTATAATAGACAAAAATCTAAATGTTTATTCAACAAAAAAATACTATATAAAATACTATTAAAATGGAATTAATTATTTCTGCATTGTTGGGAACTTTTTCTGGAGCAATTGTTGGTTTATTGCCGGGATTTGGTTTAACTTTATGTTTGCTAATAGTTTTTCCTTTATTGATTAAACAATCTTTAATTTTTTGTCTTTTGTTTTATTGTTGTGCTTCTTCTGCAAGTCAGTATTTTGGTAGTGTTACAACTTTATCTTTTAGGATACCCGGAGAAACAACTAGTCTTCCTTTGCTAGAATTGATGAAAGACAAAGACTTTCTAAAACGCATAGATGATGTATATTTTTTAACTTCTTTTGGTAGTTTTTTTGCCTCACTTTTTTCTGGAATTATAATATTAATATTTTATGAAATATTATTGACTTTTACAGTTTATTTAAAAACTTATATTATTTTTATTTTTTGTATCTTAGGTTTTTTTCTTTGTATTGCTTTTAGTAGTAATAGACTGACAACTTCTTTCATATTATTTTTTGGTGGATGGGTAATTAGTAAGATTGGTTATGATCAGATAAACAATATTAATTTTTTAACCTTTAATAACGTTTATCTATATGGAGGAATACCAACAATACCATTAATTATGGGTTTATATGCGATTCCAAGTTTGATTAAAATGATTTCTTATACAAAAAAAATTGAAAGTACTAACGATATATTAAATAAATTTTCTCATACAAAGGTGCAATTAATATTATCAAATTATAAAACAATAATATTTTCGTCTATTATTGGATTTTTTATGGGATTACTTCCTTATGTTGGAAGCAGCATGAGTAGTTATGTTAGCTTTTTCTTTGATAAAAAGAAAAAAACAAAAGATCTAGTAAGTAATGCTGTAGCTTCTGAAACTGCAAACAATGCAGCAAACATTTCTGTTTTGATACCTCTTATTTTTTTAGGAATTGCAATTATTCCTAGTGAGTTTTTATTACTAGAAATCTTACCCTTAGGAAATAACTCTTTGACTATTGAAAAAATTGAACCGTATTATACCTCCATGTTTGTATTGTTGTTTTTTTCAAATGTATTATGTTTTTACTCAAGTTGGCTTTTAATAAAACCAATAAAAAGTTTATTGATAGCTACAACTTATGTTTTACCTATATTTTTAATATCTTTTGTACTTGTTGGAATAATGTATATTGGAAATAGCTATGTTCAATTAGAATACTATCTTTTTGTTTTTACTATCTCAAGTTTTTTTGGTTTAATACTAAAAAAACTTGATTTAATACCTTTCATGTATGCTTTTATGTTGCAAAATCATTATGAAGGCATATTATATAAAATAACACACATATATTTTTAATTGGAGTTCTCAATGAAATTTTTATTTTTAATGTTAGTTTGCGTTTTTACAACGACAAACGTTTTTGGTAAAGAAATTCTTTTTATAAATCCTAGTAGTCCTACAGGAAATCATGGAATATATGCTTCAGAAATTGTTAAAGACATCAATAAGACAAATGATTACAGTGTAGAACTAATAACTACAAATTTAAACTGCGCTCTTGCTAAAAATTTATGGAATAAATCAGATCGACCAACAATCATGATTACAGGAACAATTGTAGAGCCGACAACTGATAAAACAAATGAGATTTGTTTTATTGAAACCAATAAAAATAATCTTCTATATGTCTTGACAAAAAGTACGGTTAGTTTTTGTTCGGCGGGCAATAAAACTTGGGAAGATTTTAAAAATTCAAAATCTATACACGTTGTAAACACAATGACTAGTTTAGATATGGAAAATTTTATCAAGAGACTAGCGAAAACTTATGATTCTAACGTTCGTGTAGTTAAAATAGTTACATATAATGAAACTTTAACTATGATGAAAGCTGGAGAAATAGATTTCATTTTTAGAGCGGGATTAAACGCAACTCCAGAACTTAAAGATAAATGTTTTTGGAATACGTCAAATGTGCCAACGAAAAATGATGAAAAAGAGAGATACGATTACCTTGAGCCTAAAGTTTTTTTAATAGCAAAAGGTTTCGATAATATTGATTTGAAAAAAATTAGATCACAAATTAGAGAGATTATGTCTAATAATAATGAGATTAAAAAACAAGTTGAAAGAAGAGGTCAATTAGTATTTGACTGGGACTCAAAAGACGAATTTAACCTTATACTTATGAATTTTCTTAACAATATAAGATAAAAATGACTTTTGCCAAATATAATTCATTAGAGTTAACTTTAACGGAAGATAAAATAAAATTATATGAAAAAGTTTTATCGTCAATTAATACAATTGAAGATTGGATTAAAATAGTTAGTTTAGAAAAAAAAGAGATTTTACAAGATTTTAGAGCATGGGTCTGCGGCTGGCCATATAAAGAAGGTAAATTTAAAAAAATTAATAACATTAGTATCGATAAAAATATCTTTGAAAAATCCTTGAATAGTTGGGACCCTTATTTTTTAAATGAAAACAAAGTTAAGTCACAGCCGGGAATAGAATATATTTTTTCATATTTTAATAACGAAGTAGAAGGTAAAAACTTTTTAACTAATATAATAAAAACAATTGAAAATACTTTAAATTTGGACTGTGTTCATTTAGCTGTAAGAAATCAAAAGCCAGGTATGGTGTATGCTTGGCATTTTGACGGAATGAAGAATTATTATCATAATATTTGGATTAAGAATTATCCAAATAAAAATAATATGTTGTTTAATAAAAAATCTTTGTGGACATACGAGGAGTATATACCACAAAGATTTTTTATTCCACTAGATGATTGGCATCCAGGCCAACTTTTTCAATTAGGAAGTACTTTATGGCAAGGCTGGAAAGCAGGAGATATATTATGGTATAACTGGCAAACATTACCTCACGCAACCGCAAATGCTAGTATATACGATAGACCTATGTTAGCTATAACCGGATTAACAAAAGTAGATTATAATAATGAATAAAATACTGGTAGCTAAACATTTAGGACATGATTCTTCTATTTCATATATCCATCAAGGTAAATTACATTACATTAAATTTGAAAGATTATTTCAACTGAAACACGTGGGCGGAAGATATCCTAAAAGAATACCTACTAATATTATGGATAATTATATTCGTCAATACTTATACCGTAAACATAGATCAGAATTTACATTTATAGATAGCGGTAGTTATCACTCCCATCATAGATATCATTACTTAAGTAATGATATTATGGAGAAAGAACCAATCGATATTAATATTGTTGTAGACGGTATGGGAGATAATGAAGATGCATGGATTTCTACATATAAAAACCGCAATTTAGTAGATAGAAAATTAATATCTATAACGGGTAGGGGTTTCGGGCACGGCGCACATTCTATGGGTGTTGATTTAGATATAAAAGGTCATATGTTAGACATATCCGGAAAATTTATGGGGTTACAGAGTTACGGTAAATTTAACGAGAGACATTATGAAAAAATTTATACAAAATTTACAATTGATTTTTTAGGAACATCTAGAAAAAATAAAAATTGGTGGGAATATGCTGATAATAATCACTTATTTTATATAGATTCAGATTTACCTTTTCAAGAAAGATTAGATGTAGCACACACTATTCATTATAGAATTGGAGAGCTATTGTTAGAATACTTCGAAAAGCATGTTAAACCAGAAGATAGAGTAGGGTATTCTGGTGGAGTGGCTCAGAATGTTGTCTGGAATACTATGCTCAAAAAACGTTATCCAAATCTCGTAATATATCCACATTGTGCAGACGACGGACAATCTTTAGGAATGATGGAACTTTATAGAATAATTAATAGATTACCTAAGTTTGATATGTCTAGATATCCATTCATGCAGGAAGATGAAGCACCAAATACTGAGCCTACTTTAGATACTATTTACAAAACTGCAAAACTTTTAAGCGAAGGAAAAATAGTTGCTTGGTATCAAGGACATGGAGAGGTAGGACCTAGAGCATTAGGTCATAGATCTATATTGATGGACCCAAGAATACCAAATGGAAAAGATATAATAAATCAAGTAAAAAATAGAGAATCATATAGACCTTTTGGCGCATCTATTTTATCTGAGTATGCCAAAGAATACTTTGATCTAGACTTCGAAAATCCATATATGCTTTACCTAGGAACAACGCAGAAATCTAATTTACAATCAATTACTCATATAGATGGAACTTGTAGAGCACAAACAGTCTCTCCAAATACTGGCGTTTTCAGAACTCTATTAGAACAATTTTTTGATATAACTGGTTGTCCAGTTTTATTAAATACGAGCCTAAACGAAGCAGGCAAACCTATTGCGGGTAAAATACAGAATGCTATGAATGAATTTACGTCTAAGCCTATAGATGTTTTAGTAGTGGGAAACGATATCTTAATTAAATAATTAACATTTTACAGCTATAAATAAGAAAGTTATTATATCTCTAATGTCTAAAAAGTATAAACAACATCACCAACAAGAAGAACAACCCAAGTATCAAAAAAGTCTTATACCTAAAACAGAGAACCAAAGAAAATATTACTCTAGTTTACAAGACTATCCGATTACCATCGGATTAGGTAGCGCCGGAAGCGGTAAAACATATATAGCAGCCTATCAAGCAGCTTGGGAATATGAGCATGGATCAGTAGACAAAATTGTATTAGTGAGACCCGCAGTTACAAATGAGAGTTTCGGTTTCTTACCGGGAACCTTAGAAGAAAAACTAGATCCGTATATGCGACCTCTGTTTGATTGTCTCGAACAGAGGTTTGGCATTAAGAAGCTAGACTCAATGATACAGTCTGGTGAGATAGAACTAGCTCCGTTAGCATTTATGCGCGGGAGAACTTTTAATAAAAGTTTCGTGATCTTAGATGAGGCTCAGAATAGTACCCGAGACCAGATGATGATGTTTTTAACCAGGTTTGGTGAAGGTGTTAAAGTAGCCATTACAGGGGACTTAGAGCAGAGTGATCTTAGACATGATAACGGTTTAGAGTGGGCAGTAAGACGCCTAGTTAATTGCTCTAGCGTATCTATAGTAAGGTTCTATCAAGATGATGTAGTAAGAAGTCATCTTGTCAAAGAACTAATGAGGTATCTACAGTGAGTGAAGATAATGATAAGGTCAAAGAGACCGCCTACAATAACAAAGCTAGGCTTGATACCCACGAAGCCCTTTGCGCTCTTAGGTATGAACAGATACTAGAAAAGTTAAATTTAAATAGTAGTCAGATAGCAGCTCTTACATCTAAACTTGAAAATATGTCTAATATAGTTTTACAGGGTAAAACTAGTATTTCTACTATGATATGGTTACTAAGTGCAGGAGCAGGTGCGTTTACCTTCTTTATTTTTATTCTCAAAACATTTAAAGTTATTTGATGTCGTTTTTTAAAGTTAATATCCAAAAGCTCTTGGAGAAGATACCTTCAAGGTATGCTCCAGGAGAAAAAGTTATATTCAATGATTCCCAGTGGAACCTATATAAAGGTCTTGAAGAACATCGTTTCTGGGTGCATATTGCTGCTCGTCGTACTGGTAAAAGCTTTGGAGCATCAATACTTGCACTGGCCAAGCTTTTGGAACCTAATCAACAGGTAATAGTTGTAGCCCCTAATTTTACCTTGAGCTCCATTATTTGGGACTATGTAACAGATCTTATCCAAGAACTAAAAATAGAGTGTGATAGGTTCAATCAAAAAGATAAAGTCATTAAACTTATAAATGGTTCTACTTTCAGGCTGCTATCTGCTAATAATAGAGATTCTCTAGTTGGTAGGGCGGCTAATTTTTTGATTGTAGATGAGGCCGCGGTTATAGATGATGACGAATATTTTACCAGAGACCTACGTCCAGCCCTATCTACCTTTAATGATTCTAGGGCTCTTTTTATTACTACTCCCAGAGGAAAGAACAACTATATCTATGAATATTATAACCGCGGTAGTGATGAGCGCTATCCTGAGTGGGGCAGTGCTATTCATACTTGGAGAGCTAATCCGCGTCTCTCAGTAAGTGATATTGAAGAGGCTAAGAGTATTATGTCCTCTCAACTCTTTAAACAAGAGTATGAGTGTGAGTGGGCAACCTTCGAAGGACAGATCTATCCTGTAGATGAGACTAAGCACTTAAAGGATCTTTCAGATATTCAACCTAAAGATAGCAGATTTGATTTTATCGCAGGTCTTGATATAGGATACAGAGATGAAACTGTATTTCTAGTGATTGCCACTGATGGAGAACACTACTACGCAGTTGCTGAGTATGTCAGCAAAGAAGCTACTACATCTACCCATGCGGAACATTTTAGAGAACTAATAGATACTTGGGGCGTAGGAGATATATACATAGATAGTGCTGCTCAGCAAATGAAAGCAGACCTTGCCTATGAGTATGATATCTACTGTGAAAATGCTAATAAGTTTCAAAACGAAGGTATAACACATATACAGGTATTGTTAGAACAAGAGAGGCTTGCTTTTCATACAGATGTTCCCAAAACTTATCAATCCATGTGTGCTTACAGATGGAATGATAGAGGAGAGAAACAGAAACCACTGCATGATTGGTCTTCTCACTGTTGCGATGCTCTTAGGTATGCAATATATACTCACGCTAAAAATAAAGTAAGTATCTACGGATAATACAAGTTAAATAAAAAAGTTTAGACAATGTGAAGACTCGTTGTTATCATATTGAATGAGGTATAACCTTGAGTGATACAATTGTAGGACGAACTAGAGCTTGGCTAGCTGAAAAGCTAAACCCAGTTCAGCCGTCCATCGCCAGAGATGCAGGATATCAAGTCCCAGAAACCATCGTTGATTACGAGAGGGCTTATCGTGACGTAGAAGTAATACGTCGCGCTGTGGATATTATTATCAGTGCTTGTGCAAGCGTTCCGCTAGTTATTGAAGGCGGAGCTGCTCCTAAAAAACTCAATAAACTACTTAATATCACTCCTAATCCTTTTGAAGATCGAGTTCGTATCTTCCGTAGATCTTTCCTAGATTTTATGTTAGATGGTAATGCATTTTTCTATTACGACAATACTCATCTTTATGTATTACCTGCTAACGAAGTGGCTATTCAGCCCGATGAAAAAACCTTTGTTAAAAAGTATCAGTATCAACTAAGAAGCGGTTCTGTTCTTTACGGATTTGACAAGCCAAAAGTTAATAATATAAACTTTGACCCGGATGAGATTATCCATGTAAAATCGGATAATGAAGATTCGATATTTAGAGGCACTTCTAGATTAAAGCCTCTCAGAAGATTGATAGAACTGTATTACGCATTAACAGACTTTCAAAGACAGTTCTTTAAAAATAACGCCATCCCTGGTATAGTGCTACAGACTGATTCAGTATTAAGCCAGAAAGTAAAAGAAAGACTATTAGAAGCCTGGAGAAATACTTATTCTAACGTATTTCAGGGTGCTAGAAGTCCAGCCATCCTAGATGGTGGGCTAAAAATAGAAAAGTTTAGTAACGTCAGCTTTAGAGAGCTAGATTTCGAAGCCTCAGTTGATAGACTACAGCAGGATATGTGTAAAGCATTAGGTGTTCCATATGTCTTGTTAAAGAGCGGTAACAACGCTAATATTGAAGTAAATGAAAAACTTCTCTATAACCATGTTGTGTTACCTATTTTACATAGTTACTGCAGCGCATTTCAGCTATACTTTGCCGGAGATGTAAAAATATATCCAGATAAATATGCTGTTTCTGCGCTTCAACCTGATAATAGAACTCAGGCTATGTATTATACTACTCTAGTCAATGGAGGTATAATCTCTCCTAATGAAGCTAGAGAAGGTCTCAGAATGTCTCGATCTGTAGATCCAGAAATGGATAAGATCAGAGTTCCGCAAAATATAGTAGGGAGTGCAGTAAATCCTGCTTTAGGCGGTAGACCCGTAGAGGAAGATAGAACAGAACCTGCAACCGCAGTGCCTCTTGAGGATACTAATACACAAGGAACAGCTAATGGATAAAAAATTCTACTTAAGTGCTTCATTTACAGAAAATAGCACACAGAAGAAAGTTAACAGCAAGAGTTTAAGAATTGCTGGGTATGCTAATACTGTAGATAAAGATAGAGCAGGAGATATAGTTCTTCCAGCTGCTTGGGCAAAGGGAATTGACAGATTTCGTAAAAACCCAGTATTACTCTATCAGCACAAACATGATAACCCTATTGGACGCGTAGACAAAGTTACAGTCGATAAGAAGGGTATGTATATTGAAGCATCTGTCAGCGAGGCTGCAGAAAAACTACACGGTGTTCAAAGTCTTATTAAAGACGGAGCCTTAAAGAGTTTCAGCGTAGGCTTCTTAGTAAAAGATGGTAAACTAGATAAGGCTAATGACACTTTCGTAATCTCTGACGTTGAACTCTTAGAGATCAGTGTTGTTAGTGTTCCTGCTAATCAAGAAAGTCTATTCTCTGTTAAGAAGAATTTTGAAAATTCTGCAGAATACGAAGAATTTAAAAAGTCTTTCCCTGTAGAAGATAAGACTGAAGAAACAGAAATCAAGGCCTCTCTACCAGAAGAGGCTAAAGCTCTGCTAGAAAATGAAGGCCCACACAGAGTAGGTATTACTACTCGTGATATGGGCCATTATCATATCTTCCAGATGAATGATAATGATGATGGTAACACAATTTTCGGATCTGATTCTAGAGAACACGTTCACCAGATTATTAACGGACAGATCCAAGCTGCTGAAGGACACACTCATAGAATATTAACTACAGCAGTTCACGGCAGTCAAGAAGAGGAAGATGAGGAAGAGAATGTTCCTAATATCTTCTTAATGAACTCAGAAGAAGCCACAGTTCAGAAAACTGTAGAGGTTAAAAATTCTGAGGAAGAAGATGAGAGTGCAGAAGAAGATACAGATCCATATGCACCAATTCCTTTTGTAAACCTACTGAGCGCTGATACAAGCCAGCTTGCACTAGGACAGTTTGTAAAACTACACGGAGATAGATACTCTATTACAAAGATAGCTACCTCTGATAGTCCAACTTTCCAGTTTAAACAAGTAGATTTACAGGGCCAGCATCTTGATAAAATTTTAAACATTGACGCTACTTCCCTAGAAGTGTTAAATATATGTGATATAGGAACAAAATTTGATATTCAGCTAGTAGAGATCAAAGAACTCAGTCTAGATGAAGCTAACAAACAAGAAATCCTATCAACCTTTAAATCTCTAAATAACCTAACCGAACAAGATTTATATAATCTTAAAACCAACCACCTAAACAACAAAGATACAACCACCCAACTACTACAAGAAAAACTAAATCGGACGCTTAACCTAGTGTCCACAAAAGACTGGACTGATTCTGACTTTATAGTTGCAAATAGAATTTGTCAAGTTATCAATAGATTGAAAGAAATTGAGCACAGTGAGGCAAGTATGAAAGAACTTATGCTTAAGCTTCACGGTCATTTAGAAGCTCAAACAAAGGAGAAAATAAATATGGCTACTCAGGCTGTTGATGAACCAATCGTAGTTGGTTCTACTGCTGAAACCAAGTCTGAAGTTGTAACTTCAGTTAAGGTTGCCGAGCCTCGTGTTGCTGAGCTAGTTGAAAAGACTGGTGAAGCTATCATCAAGGAAGCTGACGCTAAGGACAAGCACGGAGAGTATACTCCACGTGAGTCAGAGCAGGCTGCTGAACTACAGGCTCAGATTAAGAAATACAAGGAAGAAATTGCTGCTCTACACAACAGCAAGATGGTATTCCAGGAGCAGTCACGCGCTTCTCAGTTCACTCAGCGTGAACTAGCAAACGCCTATCTGCTATCAAAGGCTCTACGTAAGGAGTCACCATTCGAGACCAAGCTAGGTGCTCGCATGAAGGCTGTAACAACTGTCGATCAGTTCCTATCAAACTTTAGCTCAGATGTATACACCGAGCTACAGCAGGAACTAGTTATCGCAAAGATGCTACGTCGTATGTCAGTAGACGCAAAGACTTTCCGCGTTCCAGTTGCTGACGAAGACACCGATGGTGATGTAGCACAGTTCGCTAGCGGAACATATACCACTGGTATCTCTGACGCTACTAACGTTCCAACATCAAATCAGCACACCATCAAGGCTGTAGACTTCACCCCACACAAGTTTATGGCAACAACCCACCTAGCTAAGGATGAAGAAGAAGACACAATTCTTCCTCTACTAGACTTCCTACGCACCGCTTCTATGCGTCGTATGGGCCGCGCAATTGACAAGGCTCTACTACGCGGTGACGGTTCACTAAGCGGATTCACTGCTTCTCCAACCAATGCTATCACAGCAGGAACTGGTTATGCAGCTGTATTCAAGGGAATTGCAACTCTAGCTAATGACATCTCTGGTCTACGTATCCAGACCGGTGGTAACTCAACAAAGGCTACACCAGCCAATATTGCAAGCGCTCGCGCTCTACTTGGCAAGTATGGTCTACAGCTCGGAGATCACCTAGTATATCTAACAACAATTGAAGGATATAACGAGCTAGTATCTAACTCAGACTTCCGCACAGTTGATAAGTTCGGTCCAAACGCAACCTATCTAACAGGTGCACTAGGAGCTGTATACGGAATTCCTGTAATGATCACAGAGTTCCTAGACGTTGTAGGCGGTGCAGATCGTCACATCGGTCTTCTAGTATACAAGCCAGGCTTCCTAGTAGCTGAGCGTCGCGCAATGGAGATTGAGAGTGAATACGATCCACGTCGTCAGGTAACTGCAATCTACATGAGCACACGTCTCGATATGAAGGCACTAACCACCAACTCAAGTGCTGCTCTTGATGCAACTAAGTATTCAATGGCATCAGTAATTCGTTCTGGAGCATAAGGTTAGTTTAGGTATGGGAGTAGGTAGTAGAGATACTACCTACTACCCTTAAGGAGAAACAAAATGGCAGGAGCCGGACAAAAATTCCTACATATGGTTGATGCCGATCTAAGCTATAATGCTCAGTTTAAGACATTTGATGAAATTCCATCTCATGCTCTTAATTTCGGTTCAACTATTAGATTTATGCCAGGTGTCTACGAGATGGGAACCATCAACCTAGACAGTATCACTTTTGAAGGCATAGGCAATCCCGCAGACGTAGTATTAGCAAATCTAATCCTAGGTTCTGCAACTGCAAACACCAATATTTTCCGTAATATTACACTACGCGGAAATAGCGATGTAGCAGCAAGCACTGGTCGTAGCGTATTCATTACAAATGGAGCTACAGGAACAGTAAAGTTTGAAGGCGTAACATTCACAAATGGAGACCTTGGTATCGATAATCAGGCACTAGTAGCCCTAGTGGTTGACCGTTGCGATGCTAGCGCAGTAGACAGAGCAATCCGTTCTAACGCAGTAGTATCAGCAAACGTAAGATTCAGCGTTCTAAACTCTTCTTCAAACGCATACTTTACCGGAGCAAACGCCACTCTAAAGGCAGTTCAAGTAATTGCAAGCAGAAGCGGTGGAGCAAATACGGGTAATACGGTAAAGACAGTATCAGCACTAATTTCATAAGATTAGTCTACTGATAATCAAATGAGAGGTAGCTGTTAGAGATAATGGCTACCTCTTTTTTTTAGAGGAAAATATGGCAAACTATGTAACTCTGGCCGAAGTAAAAAACTACTTAAAGATAAACAGCTCAGAACACGACAGCAGGCTATCAAATTTGATAACCTATGGATGTTCTGTTATTGAGAGTTACTGTGGTAGGACTTTCAGTTCTAATACCTATACTGAGCTATATGATGGCGGTACCTCTAGTATCTTTGTCAAAAACATACCTGTAAATAATGTGCATCAAGTATTGGAATATGATGGAGCACAGTATCAAGTGTTGGACGGTCCAAATATTGACGGAACAATAGTAGTAGGCAATCAAACTAATAAAGTTGTAAACTCTAATACTGGATTTAGTCTTCAGACTAGATTAATTAAATATGGTATATCTTCAGGCCAGCTAAACGGTTCAGGTGGTTATCTTTCTGTCACAGATAGTGATGATTTTTGGTTTGATAGCCTACCTTTTGCTTTAGAAGGATATTTCAGATTTAATACTTTTAGCACTTCACAAACTCTCTACTCTCAGGTAGAAGATGCAAATAACTATTGGAAATTAGGATATAGTAATACAGACGGATTAACCTTTGAAGCTGTTCAAGGCGGAACTCAAATTGCCTATGTATCAGACGGTTCTACTAGTGGGTATACTGCTAATCAATATACTCACGTCTTATTCTCTAGAGATGAGAATAATGAGTGTAGGGTATTTAGAAACGGAACTCTTGTAAGTCCTGTAGTGACAGTAGCTAATGCTTTACCTAATCTTTCTGCTCCTCTAGAAGTAGGAAGACAAAACCTTACAGATAAACAATACCTTTCTGGTCATCTAGACGAGTTAAGAGTTTCTTTAAATAGCTATAGAGCAAACGCTAATTTTACCCCTCAAACCTATGCCTATACTACAGATACTAATACTAAGTTACTCTTACACTTTAACGGTGCTAAAGATGCTACTACTACCTATGATTCTTCTGTAAATAGAGAACAGTATAACTGGTATAGTGCTACAGGTGAAGTAACTAAACACGTTGGACAAGATACGGGTAGAGAAACACTAAGTATCTTAGGAGTTAAACAATTCTATAACTATACTAGAGGTGTTAAGATTACCTATAATGGTGGTTATGATACAATACCTAGTGACGTTAAACTAGTTACCCTAGATTACATTAAAGAACTACACAAGGGACTTGAGAATAGAAGTATGTCTTTACAGGGTGAGAGTCTTTCTGCATTTGAGTTTACCGGTGGTTTTGCACCACATATTCGTCGCGTTCTAGATCTTTATAGGATTGTGATGTAATGGCTAATACTACTCAAAGATATTTTTCTTTTACACCTACCAATCTTACTCCAAGAGTAAATTTAGCTTTAGTAATAGAGACTACTAAACAAGGTGTGCCAAAATCTGGCAAGATGGGTAGAGAGGAATTTTTTAAGTATAACGAAGAATATATAGGAGCTCTATTAAAACTAGAACCTAGGGCCTCTACTTCTGATACTAGACCTGATCTATTTATAGATTTAAATACTGTAGAACAGCTACAGAACATATTAGCAAATGATACAAATCCGTTACTTAAAGAACAAACGGCAGCCTTACGAGGGCTTTATACAGATATCAATGAGTTTGCGAAAAATCCTGAGTATAATAACTTAAGAGAATATAGCAAACAATACTTTGGAATTGAAGTCAAAGGAAGTGAGTCATCTGTTACAGGACAGTCTGATGTAATAAGAAGGTTTGTGCAAGCGTATAGTTTTTCTAAAGCAGGAGATGAAAGTAAAAGAGAGATTAAATCTATAGAAACGTATGATATTGCAAATAAAAATGCAGTTTTAAGAGGATTACTTTCTAAAGCTGAGAGTAATTATAAAGAAAGAAATTTTCAGATAGGAAATATTGATAGTAGTACTAGCATACTAAGACGTGTTCCAAGAGGATTATCTGGTAGATCCATTATAGATCAGGGAGACGTTTTAAATAGACCGTCTTCTAGTAGTATGGTAATATCATTACAGGCTCAGATACTAGATTCTATTAAAGCTCTTACTGACGAAGAAAAGAGAAATATAGGGTATAATAGTAAACTTTATGAAACTTTTTCTGGTAAAATACAAAAATTAAGAAAAGAAATTGAAAGAAAACAAGGCGAAAAACTTAGTAATTTATCCAAATCTAGAGGTAAACAAGTTACCATTCAAGATAAAACTACATATCTTGAAAATATTACAAGGATAGATAAAGAAATACAAAAGCTTAGAAGTCAGTTAGATAACGAACTTAGTTCTCAGTCAGGTAGACTAATTTATAATTACTATAAGTCAGAAAACAGACTTGAAAATTTATTGAAAGCTGCTACAAAAGAAAGTGTAAATTTAAACAATGATCCTATTACTAGTGCAATAAGAAATAGTCCCGCAATGAAACAAATTAGAGCTAAGGGTGAGTTACTATTTATGAATTATGTTGTAAATAATAAAAATTACGTAGCATACCTAAAAGGAAGTTTTCAATATCCGAATACAAAAATATTATTAGATGAAACCAGTATATATTTTTCATATAATGATAATTATGAAAAAGCAGTTATAGCAGAACTACTGGACTCTTTAGAAAAATCAGGTGATAAAGCCCTTAACAAGGTATTTAAAGATGTTGACATAGCGTCACAATTAAATACCGCCGCTGAGATTGAAAAAGTAAACAGTAAATATATAGGTCGTATAAACCTACCTAAGACTAAATCTATTCCTATAGGAAAAATAAAAATACCAAAAACTAAGATCTCTAGAAAATCTACAGGATCAGCTTTTCAAAGTAGGATTGGTTCTGTAAGATCTATTTTATCCGAGACTAGAGCGGCTACTAAAGTTAAACCATCTATGGGTGATTTCATCACCGATGATACGATAACTGCCCTAACTAAAAGAGAAATGCTTCGTCGTATGCCTATCGGCCCAGTCGGTGGGCCTCCTAAGTCTTCTAGAGTGCTAACCTATCGTACAGGTAGGTTTGTAAATAGTCTACAAGTAATAGCTGATATGAGAACACAAAATATGCAATACTACTATAATCCTAACTATTGGGTTCATGAAGCTACTTCTAGAGATCCTAAGAATCTTATTGGTTCTTCTCTTAATTCCGTAACTAGAAGTCTGTTTGGTAATAGGTTTAACCTAGTAAAATCTAGTCAGAGTTTAGAATAATGGCAACAAGTAGACGTAGAGAGATAATTAACTATCTCATCACACAACTGAAAACTATAAACGGCTCTACGAGCCAATATGGATATCAGTTTAAGACTGACTTATCACAGAGTGTGTTTAAAGGTCTTAAATATATAGATCAGATAAATGATTTTCCTGCTGTATACATTCAAGCAGGAGAAGAGACGTATAGGTATAACTCTAAGGCTAGTACAGAGGCTTTCTTAATCTTAATGATTAGAATCTATGCGTATGAAGAAAATAGCCTTTACAAACTAGAAGATATTATGGAAGATGTAACCCACGTATTAGAAAGAATCAAATATAGCCAGGATAATAGAATAGTATATAGTGAGATAAAATCTATTGATACTGATTCTGGGCTTATGGATCCCTATGGTTTAGGAGAAATTTCTATAGTGGTTCAATACGATGTGGATGACTAATGGCTAGTAAACGTAGACAGATTATCAGTGAGATAGTCACAGCTCTTAAGCTAATAGATGGAACTCAGGAAACCCTATCAGGCAGTCCTCGTAGCCCATATACTTTCTGCACAAACATATACACTAATGCTTTTGCTAAACAAGAATATCTTGGAACTATCAACGATTTTCCTAGCGTATATTGCTATCCTATTAGTCCTGAAACTAGAGAAAGAATAGGAGATGCCCAAGTATTTTCTAGCTTTCTCTTAGAGGTTAGAGGATACATATATAGCGATGACAACTCTATAGAGGTATCAGCAGATCTTGCTCAAGATATACAATATATTATAGATTCTATGAAATACAGACCTACATTTAAAGACCTAAACGTAACCGAATGCAGAGTTCAGTCACTATCTACAGATGAAGGTATAATGGAACCATACGGAGTAGTAGAGATAAGAGCTTTAATCGTATACATTCAAGATTATAACATTTGAAATTTTTATTATTTGCGCCCTATAGTGCACGGTGCTATACTTATAAAATATAAGAGGGACCACGTAACTCATAGGGTTATATTAAGGAGTTAACTATGGCACAAACATTGAACCTTCAAAGAAATTCTGAAGTGTTCCTTTCTACACAAAACTTAGACGGTGGTGATGCTGTTAGCACACTAACACCTGCTAATACCTGGAAAGTAGAAATCTTAGCTGGATACGCAGTATCTCAAGCTGCTGCTACACAGGATATTAACAGCTCAGAAAGCGGCACTACACCTGATCGCTCAAGTAAGCGTTTCAAGACCGCTATGAACCCTGTAGAGTGGAACTTCCAAGCATACATTCGCCCAACGGGTGTGGAAAATACTAGTGGCGGAACTAACATTCATACTTCTGGTAACTCAATGCCAGTAGCTGATTGGTATATGTGGCAGGCTCTTATGTCAAATACTGCTACCTATACAACCAATAAGCTAACTAGTGTTTGGGATACTGGTGGTAAATTCTTAACTGCTGCTAAGAATGCTAGCGGTAATACTGCAGCTCATACTTCTAACTACGGTTCTCCAACTACTTACAATATGTATTTTAAAATGGATAACGTTATCTATCAGGTATCTAACGTATCTGTTAATCAGGCTGTAGTTGATGCAGCTATTGATGCAGTTGCTACTACAACTTGGTCTGGTCAGGGAACCAACCTCCTAGAGCTAACAGGAACACCAAGAAACAATGCAGTATCTGTATTCGGTGGAACTCTAAATAACGGAACTACTGTTACAGCTAATGGTAATGCCTATGTAACAACAGCTACACATTCATTCCAACCATTTGATCAGTGGAACGTTGCTGGCTCAATCTCTACCGCAAGCTTCATTAAGAACAGACTATCAAGCCTAAGTGTTAAGTTCCAACCAGAGAGTGGTGGTTCTACAACCTATACTTTCCCTGTAACTGCACTGTCATTTACCTATAACAACAACATTACCTACCTAACTCCAGAAGAACTATCTAAGGTTAATACACCTATCGGCAGCTTTACAGGAGCTAGAGAGGTTACAGGATCATTCACTGCTTACCTACGTGGTGCCAGCGGAGATTCAGCTCAGTTCCTACGTGATCTAGCTGCAGATCGTCGTCCAGCCCCCACTGCATATTCAAATGCAAACCTAGTTATTGGCGGAACAACTGCACCATACCTAGCATTTAATATGCCAGCAGTAGTGTTCGACGTTCCTACTCATGGAATCGAAGACATTATCACCGTATCTGTAAACTTCAAGGCACAAGAGCCTGTCGATACAGTAACCACAGGTGGTGAAGTTAACCTATACGCTAAGAAATAATTAACTAGCTGAGGGGCTAGTTAACTTTACTACAAAGGCGCTTACCGCGACAATAGTTCGGAATTCCCCTCATCTGAACCTGCGTCGATAAAACGGTAAGCGCCACTTTATTTTAAATATGAGGAAATATGTCAAAACTTAAGTCACTACTTGTATCTGGAGACAAGACTATCGATGTAGAATTTCCAGAAATTGATGGGTTCGTAGTTAAAATTAGCTATGTTCCTAGAGAAGATCTAGTAAAGATCAGAAATCAGGCACTAGTGTATAAATTCAACAAACGCACCCGCCAAAGAGAAGAGGAGGTGGATAATGATAAGTTTGTTGAGCTTTACGCTGATCGCGTAATTAAAGGCTGGACAGGTCTTAAGGTTAAGCACCTACCAAAACTACTTCCTGTAGATATCTCTAGCATGAATGCAGAAGAAGAACTACCCTATTCTACAGAAGAAGCTCTAGAGCTTTTAAAGAATAGTAGCATTTTCGATCAGTTTATTACTGATACGGTAAATGACTTAGAGGCATTCTCTGTTAAAAAGAGAGAAAATACAACAAAAAACTAGAGAAATACCTTCAGCAGGGTTTTGCTGGAGGTAGTATATCTAAAGAACAGTATTTTGAAATTTGTCGACAGATGGGCACAGAGCCTGTTGAGGAAGATATACCTATTGAACCTGGGGATCTATCTTTTGAAACTCAACAGGCTCTTATGCTATTTTCTATACTACCAGATAAAATTGAAGGTATGAATGGTATATGGTTAGGCAAAGAGTTTTCTGGTATAGGAGACATCTTTGATTTCTACGAAATAGAGGATAGACGAGAGGTATTTGAGCTGCTAACATACATAATAGGTCAATATACTACCTATTACGAAAGACAGAGACAATCAAGATCAAGGAGCTAGAGTGGCAGGAACTATAACAACAGTAATCAGGGCACTATTTCAATCTCAAGGTGCCGAAAAAGTAGTTCAAGATATACATAAGGTAGGAAACGCAGGAGAGGATGCAACAAAAAAGCAAACTCGTCTAGGCAATGAATCTACTAATACCGGTCGCGCTTTTTCTTCCCAGGCTAGTGGTCTTGGTGGTCTGGTAGCTGCCTATGCAGGCGCTGCTGCTACTACCTTTGCTCTACAACAGGCATTCTCTGCGCTAAAGTCAGCCGCTGATTTCCAACAAATTATCTCAGGAACAAATGCTCTAGCTGCTAGCTTCGGTCAATCTGGCTCTCAAATCCTATCTAACATTCAAGAAGTAACTAAAGGTCAGCTTTCTTTAAAAGAAGCTTCTGCTGCAGCTAACTTAGCCTTATCAGCAGGATTTAACCCTAAACAAATAGAATCACTATCTACTGTAGCTACTAAAGCAAGTAGAACTTTAGGAAGAGATCTTACTGATTCATATAACAGATTAGTAAGAGGTGCTGCTAAATTAGAACCAGAACTACTAGACGAATTAGGTATTTTTACAAGAATTGAACCTGCTGTTGAAGCCTATGCTGCTAAAACAGGAAAGGCTGTTTCTAGTTTAACTAATTTTGAACGTAGACAGGCATTCGTTAATGCAATTATAGATGAAGGCTCAAGAAAATACTCAGAGATCAGTCTATCTACTGATACTAGTTCAGAAGCCCTTAATAGGCTAGCAGCTAGAATAGTAGATGTTGGTAATAAACTAGGAGGTATCCTGACTGACTTTTTAGCACCTATAGCTAATTTTTTCGGAAAAGATCTTGGTAACTCTGTATTGATCTTTTTAGGCATTTTAACCTTAGCCTTAAGTAAGGGAAGAAGCCTATTAGAAATATTTTTTACAGATCTTTCAGCTAGAGCACTGGCAACAGGAGCTAGGGTTTCTTCTGCGTTAACAGGCCCTGCTTTTACAACTAATATAGAAAAAGCTGGAGAGGCCTTGAAAGGTATTGGTGTAGGGTTAACTAAAGCAGAAGCAGCAACTGTTAGATCTATTAAAGAAGGAACTGTTCAGCCCCAGCAGATACAAGCACGTATAGACGAATTAAAGGCCTTACAAGAAAGACAGCAAACTAGACAATTTGATAAGGGATTACAAGGAAAAGCCTTAGACCAATCAATTGCAAAAGCAAATGCAGCGGCTATAGCTATCAGAGAGTTGGAAGAAGCACAGAAGAAAGCTTCTAGCTCTTCTGTAATAGCTGGTTCTACTTTTGAGAAACTAGGAGCTGGACTAAGTAGAGTTGCTACAGGAATAAGCACTGCTTTAGGATATTTCAATTTATTTTTAGGAGCATTAGGCGCGGCTCAGCTAATAGGTCAAGCATTCGGTGTTGATGTATTAGGATATTTAACGGATTCTCTTACCAAACTACAACAAACTATAAAAGATACAGACGAAGCTTTAACTGGTCTTATTAATGAATTAGCTAAAGAGAAGATAGGAGAGCTTAAATTTAGAGTATCTAAAAAAGATGTTGAAGACAGCGCTGAATATGCTAAAGGTATTATACAAGAAGCTGTTACATCTGGAGCATCTTTATTTGGTGACTCTATTGAGGAGTATCTGAATAAATTTATAAGAAAAGATATTTCGATATTCGATAGATTAGCTGGAAATACAAAAAAAATACTCTTAGCAAAAGAAATAGTTGGGGAAATAGCTAAGATAAAACCAGATTCTGATCTAGTAAAAATACTAACCACAGCCCCTACGCAGGTAGGAGGCCAAGTTAGTGACTATATAAAACTGGTTACTTCAGGTAATTTAACTAAAGGAGCGCTTGACTATGCAGGTGCTCAAGTTAAAATATTAGATAATTCTGGTAATATAGATAAATTTACAGGGGATTTAGCCTTAAATATAGGTTTAGGTATTACTGAATTACAAAAATTTAACCAAGAACAAAAAACAGGATTGTTAACCGCCGAATCTGCCTCTCAGAGAGTTGTTGCTTTAGAGACTAGAATTGCTGCTATTAAAGATGAAGAAGCAAAAAGAGGTTTTCAAATAGCAGAGATACAAGATCGTCAAGAAAAAGCTAGACAAACAGCTGCTTTAAGAAGGGTAGCTACTCAAAGACAGGCTCTTGAAGGGCAATTAAGAACTGTTCAGGCAGTGTCTAAAGAACTTTCGGAAAGAGAAAGAGTTAGGAAAATTATAGAAACTACTTTCTCCTCTCAAATTAAAACTATAGAAAATCTACCTGTAAGCGGTATTCTTAACCCAGATTCGACAATAGCTAGAAGTCAAGGAGAAGTACAGAGAAATCAAGTTAATATTCTAAGAGGCATTGCACAGGCAAGTATAGGCGCTATAACCGCGGAACAAGCTACTTTAAATAATAATAAACAATCTCTAGCTCAGCAAAGAGGTACATTGAATATGCTTTTAGAACAAGCTGAGAGTGGGAGTAATGTTACTGAACGTAGAGCCTTAGTTTTAGCTAACATAGAAAAACTAGAAAAAGAAATAGGCGATTCTACTAATATAATTAATAATAGACAAGTAGAGTTAAATAAAAATTTATCTGCTCAAATTGGTTTTCTAATAGAAGCAGGAAAAGAGGCCTACCAACTTGCAACCCAGGAAGAAAAAAGAACCTTAGAATATCAAAAGCAACTTGACTCTTTAAAGAATCAGGGCGAACAACTAGAGATTCAAAATAAAATAAACTTGGCTCAAGCACAGGCAGAAGCTAATCAAAGACGCGGTCAATCACAGATCAGACTTTATGAATCTCAGATTAATTACTTAAAAGAAATAGAAAACTTAGTAGAAGCTGTTTCTAAAGCTCAACTTGCTGATTTAGAGATTAGAAAAAATCAAATAGAAAGAGCTCAGCAGCTTAGAGATGCTGATAGAGAGTTAGCTAAAGCCAGAACGGAGAGACAGTTCACAGGAGCATTGGCTGCTCCGACATTACAAAAAGAAACTCTAGGTAGATCTCAAAACTTAGTGTTAGAAGAAGACTTAATCCGTTTAAATAAGCAAATAGCAGATATTAACTATGCTAGAGAACTAGCATTAGTACAAGATAGAAAAAATATAGCTGAACAAGAATTTTCTGCTACGCAAGAAAGATTAAAAGTTCAAAAAGAAGAGATAGAGACTCAAATAGCAACTCTAGCAGGTAGAAGAACCTTACAGAATCAACAACAAATAATAGAAGATGGCATAATTAAAAAGAGAGAAAAACTCGACAGAGATAAATTACAGAATGAGATAAATATACTAGGTCTTCAAAATGAGCTAGCTAGGGCAAGAGCCAGAGGAGAGAGAGATGTTGCAGCAGATGCTAGACTACGTAGAGATTTTGAATTAGATCTAGTAGGTAAACAATTAGACCTATTAGAGCAACAGAAAGAAGTATTTAAGATATTCTTAGATAAATACGAAGAATTAATTAATAAGCAACTAGGTACTTCAGGTGGAACTACTGCTAGCGATATATTCAAAAACTTTGAAACTGACTTAACTAAAGCAAGAACTGCTCTTATTAAAAATAGACAACTATCTGAAAATATATATAACCAAGAAGTTAGAAATATCATGCAAAGAGCCATTGGAGAGATAGATGTAAATAATATAAGAGCTTCAGGTGCTCAGGCAGAACTAGATAATCTATTAAAAATACAACAACAAGAGGCTCAAACTCGCGATCAACTTAGAAAGAGTCAAGAGCTTAATAACGAAACTGAAATTAAAACTTTAAATGATAAACTAGAAGGACTAAAGACTGAGGGAATTTTAGCCAAAAAGAGATATGATACAGCCATAGTTTCAGCAGCAACAGATGAAATCAAAGCTGCACAAGCATACGCATCAGAATTACAAAATATAGCCGACCAAAGAAATAAAGTAAAACAACTATTTGAAGATATTAGCAAAGGTATAAAAGATAACTTATCTACTGCTATACTAGACTTCTTCAAGGCTATTAATCAAGGCGTATCTTCCGTAATAGCTTTTAGAGAGGGTATACAAAAATTAGGGGTTAGTATATTAGAAACCATTCAAACATCTATTTTAAAGAAATTCTTAATAGAGCCTTTACAGAATGTAGTAGGCGGGTTGATGGGCTCTCTGTATGAAGCCATTACCGGAGATAAACTAGCCAAAACAGGCGATCAAGTATTACAAAGCGTATTTACAGGCAACGCCTTAAGAGTTACTATGGTTGGGGCCGGAGGAACCTCTCCTGGAGGTGCTACACCTGATCAGGCGTCTGGTCCCGTAACACCAGGAGTTGTTAAAGCTGGCGAAGAAACACAAGGATTTGGCGATAAACTAAAGGATCTAGGAGTTAATTTCCAAACAGTAGGAACCATAGCTGCTACTACATTCGTATCTGTCTTAGCAGCCACCCGTGATTGGAAAAAGGCATTTATATACACAGTAGTCAGCGCACTTGGAACTGCCTTAACTCAGATAGCTACTAAACAGCTATTTAGTGGTGCTGCTAGTGGAGCAGGTGCGGGTCTGTTTAGTGGGTTTGGTAGTTGGTTTAGTGGATTGTTTGGAGGAAGTGGGGGTCCTACTCCTACTCCAGTATCACAAGTTACTTCTTTTCCAGGAGCAGAGCCATTATTTACACCAGCTATAGGAGGTCTTGTTCGTCACATGGCCGCTGGCGGATATGCGGGTCTAAGAGACCGGGTTCCCGCACTATTGGAACCTGGAGAGTTTGTCATTCGCAGACCTGCAGCAATGGCTATAGGAGGACAAACCCTCAACCAGATGAATGCAACTGGACAAAGTGGTCCTGGTAATGTTACAGTAAATGTAAATAATCAGGGAACCTCTCAGGAAACTGTGGGAACTCCAAAGGTATCTATGAATGGCACAAATATGATAGTTGATATAGTAGTAAGAGATATTCAAAATAATGGTCCGATCCGTAAGACCTTGAGAGGTATGTAATGGTATCTTATTATCCAAGTGGAGCCAATGTTTCTCCAGATAACTACTCTATAGTCAGTAGTGTTACCTATACCTCTACAGGTGCTACTTCTAGCTTTAACATAGGCCGCTATGTCGGCTCTCCGGCCGAAGTGGCAGTCGTGATTGACGGTATAGTTCAGGCCTATAATAGCTATACGCTTTCTAATAGTAAAGGAACTGTAGATTTCTTAGTAGCTCCTGGCGCTACTAGCTTAGAGATAAAAACTCTTACAGTTCCAGAATATTTAAAGATTAGTAAGCAGAGCACTCAGATCAGTCCTATATTTTATAGTAATACCTCTGCCCTATCTGTGAACGGTAATACCTACACAATAAATGGTTCTCAGGTAGCCTGGGCCTTACCGTCTATACCTTCAGATACCAATCAAATGTTAGTGTCTGTAGACGGAGTAGTACAAAATCCATCCGCATATACTTTTCCTAGCTCTACGCTAGGCAGTTATGGTATAGATATCTCACCAGCCCTTGCTTCTAACGTAGCTAACCTAGATGTTCGAGTATTCTCTGGAACCTCTACCCAAATAGAGCGTTTTACTACTATGACAGATAGAAAACCTGATCGTGGATTTTCTACCGACAAACAGTTTGATACCTTAACCTTTGAGAGTCAAGCAGGTTATGAGACTAGACGTCTTCGTAGCCGTCGTCCTCGTCGTAATTACAACTTAACCTATACAAATATCTCTGGTGTTCATAAGATAGCCATAGACAATTTCTATAATGCTAGAAGCGGAGACTATGAGTCCTTTGTATTTGATCTTAGCCATATTAATGATAGCGGTCAGGTTACTGTCCGTTTTGATGGCCCTGTTCAGACTACACACGTTGCCAGTGCCGGCACTCAGCCTTCACAGAATTTTTACACCGTTAGTATGAAGCTAAAAGAGGTATTCAGTTAATGACTTCTAGAAACTATGATTATATCTTAAAGGTAGATACTACCACCGGGTTTAAGGCTGGTAACACCATTATAGGTGCTACCTCACTAACTGAAGCTCTTATTGCTAACGTAGATGTGGCTACTAGTAATATTAAGGTTAAACTCTCTAATACTATTGCAGAGTTCCACGTTGGTGAGCAAATATTCAGTAATTATATAGTTAAAACTACTAGTGCTAATACCTATGATATCGGGAGGACTACTCCTACTTATACTGAACAAACAACAGGAACTGCTACCGTTAGTGCTATTAATGTTAGTCGTTTTATCAAAGAGAAGAATGCGTTTGAGCAAAAACCCCTAGTTAGGCTGTATACTATCTATTATCCAGGTGAGTGGTATCCTACTAATGAGTACGGTAATCCTGCTGGAGACGGAGCAGGGCTTGCTTGGCCTTATGGGTTTCCTTTTAGGTTTGCAGAGATTCGCGGTGATTATATATCTGATATAAGTTATAGAGTTCATATGGGTGGACAAGAATATATACCCTACCCAATTAATAGCGGTGTCTTAAGCACAGATTCATCTGGTAAGATTAATGACCTAACTATTGTAGTATCTAATTTTGATAACCTTATTGGATCTCTAGTAGAAAATCCTTATCTTGTGGGTAACAACTCTACAGATTCTGTTACTGCCTATGTCAATGGAGAACTCGTAAATGGAATTGATCCAAGAACCGTTCCTTCAGAACCAGAGTATGATTCTAGCGTAAGAGATTCTAGAGGTCTTAACGCTACCTTTGACTACGATTCTACCATATCTACCGGCGGAACATGGGATCGATTAAAACAAGATTCTAGAGACCTCTTAGGCGCTGTAGTAGAGATAAAAACTACATTTGCTAATTTCCTAGATGTCTGGCCAGAATACAGCACTGTCTTAGTCACTGATACTATTAATGGTAGCACTACTACTATAGATAGCAACGTAGTTCCTATGATAACTACTTTACCTTATAGAGTTGGTGATATTATCGCTAATAATGTTAGTGGCACTAATAGGTTTGAAATAATTGCTATTAATCATCCATATCTAGTATGTAACGCAAATGTAGGGGCTAATTTTGCACCTGGATCTAATGTTTTCATTATGAATCAGGAAAAAGACTCTGAGAACTATGTCCTAGATACTTTCAAGATAGATAGTCTCAGTGAGTTGAATGAACAGACTGCTAGTTTCTCATTAACAAGTTGGTTACAGTATTTTAAACTACAACTTCCTAAACGTAAGTTCTATAAAAATGTTTGCCCATGGGTATATAAGGGAAGCGAGTGTCAGTATCCAGAAGGTGGAATAGGTATTATACCTGGATCTAATACGTTAGTCCTTGCTAATGGAACAATATTACCAGATGGCGCTACAGCTAATGGATTTTTCAATATTCGTAATGAGCCTGTTTATACTCTAGGAGAAGATATATGTGCTAAAAATCTACAGGCATGTGAATTACGACGTAATCAAATTCATTTCGGTGGATTTCCAGGCACCGGAGGAACTTTACCAAGGTAATGGATTGGTCTAAATACTTATATCTGCCACATGAAAGTTATAACTGTTTGACTCTTATAGAGAAAATATGTGAAGATCAGGGGTATAGTATAAAAGGTATAGAAGATATGGCTCAGTATCATTTTAAACATAACTGGGGTAATTCCGTATCTTATGAAGAAATAGAAAAGTTTATACAGCTGAATAGAGCTAGATTAGTAGATCTTTCTGATATAGACGAATTTGATATCATTCTTTTTAAACTAAGAGATGTTAGACCACAACACTTTGGTGTTTATATAGGATTAAATAGATTTATCCATCATAGAAAATATATTAAGATAGACGAGTTAAATCAAGATTTTAGAGATAGGATAAAATACGTAATTAGATGGAAAGATATTTAAAATATGAAGGATTTCCTTATAGACATCTCGGGGACAGCTCTACTTCTGGAATAGACTGTTTTAATTTAATTAGATTAGTATATAAAGAAGAACTAGGTATAGATATACCTCTATCTACTTCTTCTTTTTGTTACGATCAGAGTGAGCAGTGGTATTCAAAAACTAATAGTCCTCTTTTTAGTAAGCAGAGTGCAGAAAAAGTAGGATTTAAATCTGTTAAAATACCTAAAGAATATGATGTTATAGTTATGTCTATAGGAACTACTAATGTAGCTAATCATTGTGCGCTTTACTTAGGTAAGGATAGGATTTTACAAACCATGATAGGACACAATAGCTGGATAGCTCCTTATGGTAGATATTATAAACAATATACGGTGGATATTCATAGATGGCATCAATTTTAGATAAATTAAAAGATCAGATGACTACTCATTTTATTAATGAGTATCCTAGAGAGGCCTGTGGTATAATAACTACTAACTGGGAATATGTGCCTTGTAAAAATATCAGTGGAACACCTAAGACTAACTTTATCTTAGACCCTGTTAGTCTATTACAGTATGAAGATACGACATGGGGCATAGTCCATTCACATCCAGGCAGTGAAAATCCTATACCTAGCGAAGAGGACATGGCTAGCACAGTTTTTGACTGCTATAGGTTCATAGTTGGATTCAATAATCGTTTTTATATCTACTGGTATGACAAACAGCTAAAGTCTCTTATGTATGAAGAGCTAGAAGAGCGACATCTTGTCTAGTGTGAAAGTATCGTTTCACAGAAGTCTACTACCCTATACTAATGGAGTTAAGGAAGTAGAGATGACAACCGATGTTATCTATTTTTTATTTTTAAATTCCCTAAACCTGTTTCCAGAACTAGATAGGTTGGTAAAACATGCAAGGTTTAGTAAACTAGAAGAGATAGCCATCATCCATAAAGGTAAATGTCTATCTGCAGAAGAGTTTTTATTTTTAGCTAAAGATGGTGAGACTTATTATCTAGTTCCTATTTTTAGAGGTAGCGGTCTAGAGGCTATGGCTATAGGATTTGCTATAGGTTTTGCTACTAGTTTTACTATATCTTTAGTGCAAGGAGCCAGTTTTGGACAAGCCTTTTTAAGAGGCTTAATAGGCGGAGCTGCAGGTGCTTTAGGAGCGGGCGCCTTTGAGAGTTTTGGGGCTACAGCTCTAGAAGCATCTTCTTTAGCTACTGGCGGATTCGCAGCGTCCGGTATAACAGCGCCTACGGTAGGTTCTTACTTAGCGGCAGGTCTTGCTAGTGCTATAGGTAGCGTAGCTCAAAATGTTTTAGTGCCTATTAGACCTAAAAATAAAAGTATAGATTCTGCTGATTCTGGTGATAGACTTAATAATGATGCTTTTGAAAGTCAGCTAAATACTGTACACCCAAATCAATCTATACCTCTAAACTATGGAATGCTAAGAGTAGCAGGCCAGGTTATTAGTGCAGATGTAGATACTATTAACCATGATAAAGGTGCTATAATATCGGTGGCAAGTTATGTATAATATAAGATTTCACAAAACACTATTACCGATAGGGTCACAGACTCGAGTATCAACAGATATTTCTAGAGTATCTGATCTATTATCTTACATTAAAAATCTCTACCCAAATTTAGATAAATCTAGAATACTCTTATTAGATCAAGACTTTAAACCTTTTCCAGATAGTTGGTTAACCAGAGATGAAATACCTACAGATCAAACAGGGTGTTATATTGTGCCTCTGATATGCGGTAATCTTGAAGCAATAACAGCTACAGTAGTGGGACAAGCCGTTGTAAAAGCTGTAGTAGGAACAGTAATTAGTTTTGCCTTAGGCGCTGTTATACAAGCTATTATGCCTAAACCAAAAAGACAAGATGGCGGTATAACAGATCAGGATAGGAGAAATAACGATGCCTTCGATGGTATAATAAATACAGTTGACAGCAGCAATTCTATACCTTTAAACTATGGTATGTTACGAGTAGGTGGTCAGATCATTAGTGCAGACGTAGACACTATAGATCATGATAAGGGTGCAGTGATTAGTGTATCAAGCTATGTATAAATCTTACTATATTATAAACGGAAAAGCAGTTCCCTTTATCTCTGGAGGTAAGGGAGGTTGTTTTGCTGCAGGAACTCTTATAGAAATTCCTGGAGGCACTAAACCTATTGAACAAGTAAAAGTAGGTGATATAGTAATCAGCTTTGATCACTATGGTAAAATATCAGAAAACAAAGTTACCCAAGTATTTGAGCACGAGGACGATGAATTAGTAGAGATTTCTTTTTGGAATGGTAGTTTTAAGATAACTCCTAATCATTGGGTTCTCAATGAGAATATGGCTTTTACAGCTATAGGCAATCTACAAGTAGACGATGTTTTAGTTGATAGGCTTGGATACTATAGACCTATTTTAGGTATAAAAAATATAGGTAAAGATCGTGTCTATAATTTTACAGTAGAGAATGATCATACCTATATAGCTAATGAGATCAGAGTTCATAATAAGGGTGGCGGCAAAAGTGCTGCCCCAGCAGTCGAGGCACCTAACTCTCTATTTTCTACGGACATCTTTTTCGGAACTTTAGCTCTTGGAGAAGGTCCGATATATAGAGTTAACCCAAACGGCCCACAAGATATTGAATTTAACGAATCTAGTATAGACGATTTGATTAAAATGGATACCGACGGGACAATAAATACAGAACTATTCTATACAGCTCATACTACTGGAACAGTAACTGGTAAAGGTATTTCTTCTAACTTAAGCCGTTTTACAGGTAAAACAGTAACCCCACAAGGTCTTAATTCACCTATAAATTTAAAGAAAGGTAACTTACAAAGCATACCTAAAGTAATAGTTATTCAGAATACAAGTCAATATGCTTGGGATAGCTTAGATTTTAACTTTCTGATAGCTGGATTACAAAGTATGGATGGTAACGGAAATGTTAATCCATATTCTGTAAGTGTTAAGATAACATTATACGACTATACTGGAACTACTATTCTTAAAGATGCAGATGGAGCAGATTTAATAATAGAAAAAACCATATCAGGAAAAACAAATACAAATTATAAATTTAGTATTAGCGTATTAATAGCTGACATTGCTAAGAGCAACAACGGTTATCAGTTTAGAATAGAAAAAACTACTGACGATTCTGATAGTTCTAAGATACAGGATGTTATAACATTTGTAGGTTGGGATGAAGTAGAAAACTCTAAACATGCTTATCCCAGAACTTCTCTTTTAGGGGTCGCTCTAAAATCTACAGCAGAGTATTCTGGTTCTATTCCTACTATTACTTCTCTTGTAAAAGGACTAATTATTAAAGTTCCTAGTAATTATAATCAGCCTATTCTTGATACTGGGGAGATAGATTGGAGAGAGTTAGAGACTCCTACTTCTGGTGCATTTTCTTATATTACTTGCGGATATCAGCAAGAAAATCCAGGCACTGGTAGAGCAGAAGGTTATGCTACTTTTAACGTAGTTTCAGGCTATAGTAACTCTCAAATTAGCGGAGTAAGTGTATCCTCTAGAGGATCGTATTCCGGTGGTGTAGTGCCTACAATAGATTTTACTCAGCCCTCCCAGGCTAATGCAGCAGTTTTAGCAACCGGCACCATAAGTTCTATGGAAGTAGCTAGTGCTACTGTAGCTGTAGGCGGCACTGGATATACTAACGGAGATACTTTAACAGTTTCTTACGGTGGTGGAACCGCTACATTTACAGCCTCTGTTAGCGGAGGTGTGGTAACGTCTGTTACTCCTGTAAGTCGAGGAACATGGACAGCCTCTGCAACTACGTCCGGAGCTAAATCTACTACTGTTAGCCCTGTTGGTGGAACAGGTTGCACTCTAAATGTTTTATACGGTGTTAAAGCCGTAACAATTTCTGAAACAGGTAATGGTTATTTGCCTAATCCCTATAATAAACAGCATTCTGTAACTTTTAGTGCCGGAGCTGCACAAACTGAAGCTAATCCTATAATCTATAAAGGATCTTGGGATGGGACTTTCGTCTATAAATGGACTCAAAATCCTATCTGGATATTATACGATTTACTTACTAACCAGTCATATGGTCTAGGCATACCGGAAGGTAACATAGATAAATTTAAGTTCTATAAAATAGCTCAATACTGTGATGCAGTTGATCCTAAAACTGGTAGATTCATAGGTGTTACTGGATATGCTGATGGAACTTTTAGACATAAGCCTCGTGGAAAATTTACTACCGTAAGAGAAAATCAAGTAGGAATTAGTTTAGGAACGTCTATCACAGAGCGTAGATTTACTTGTAATATATCTCTCAATAGTCAAAAACAGGTTATGGATATTATTAATCAGATCACTGCTATTTTTAGAGGTATATTATTCTATTCTGGGGGCAAAATCTCTCTAAATGTTGATCTACCTGATGAAATTCCAGTAGCAATTTATAATGAGACTAATATATTAAAAAACTCCTTACTAATTAGTGGTATTAAAGAATCAGAAATCCTAACAGGTATAGAGGTTTCTTATCTAGAGCCTAGAAACCACTCTCGCAGAGAGTTAATTAGAATAGATGATCCTACAGCTATATCTGAACTCAACTCTATTGAAAATGTAAAATCTATAGATTTACCTGGGTGTGATAGGCGCAGTCAGGCCATGAGATTTGGTCAATATTTACTAGCTTCTAGTAAATATGTAAGAAGAAAAGCTACTTTTAAAACTCCAGCAGAAGGTATGACTTCTACTATAGGAGATGTTATTGCTCTTTCTCAAAGAATTGGAGGTATTGCTTGGGGTTATGGCGGTAGAGTTTTTGCTAATGCTACAACCGCTACAGGTAATGTGATCTTAGAACATTTTACTAGCCCTGCTATCACAGGATCAGTAATTACTGGTAATACTAATCCTATAGCCTTAAGAATAATTAATAGAGAGACAGAAAGAGTAGAGCTTTATATTTGTCAAAATACCTACAGTTCTATATCTAGTTCTAATGTTAATGCAGGCATAGATATTCTTGAGTTAACAGTTCAAAAAGTCTATAAGCCACAAACTAGGACTTTTGCATCTTTTGCCAATTTTACTTCTAACAATGTTCCTGTAAAAGGTGATATTTGGTCACTGGGAGAAGTTGATCCATCTAACTACTACGTAAATACTAACGATAAACTATTTAAAATAGTAAATGTCGAAAGAGATACTGATGAGGTAGTTACTATAACAGCTACAGAATATGTATCAAATGTATATACAGACTCAGATAGTATTATTAATTATGTTCCAGTTAAGTATACTGATACTGCTAATCCTTTAGTGCCTCCTCCTGCACCTGTTTTAAACGTAGTTCCAAGACCTATTAAACAATTAGACGGATCAGTTCAATATGATTTAGAAGTATATACAGCAACCGATACCACTGGATATCCAGTAGCTATTACAACGGAATTGCAAATTGCTAAACCAGCAGAAATATTAACTATTCAAGGTATATCATAATGGCTTATAAAACAATAAAAGTTACAAATACAAATAATGTTACTGAAGGAGCTGGAGTAGCTATATTAGGTAAAAATGGTTTTAATACTGTTTTAGGATCTATACCTTTACTGTGTAGTGCTGTAAATAAAGTTGATGTTACTGGAGATAAATCTATTAAAGATGGTAATGTTCAATTTACTATATCAGGACTATCAACATTATTTGATCTTAATTTTAATCAACACGTATTAGCTGTAAACGATGATCCATCTGTTTTTGGCAACTTAAAAGGTATAGACTATGTTAGTATACCTATAAATGAGAAAACTAGTTCTGGAGCTGAAATAGACCATGTCGGATATAATCCAATTGTAACACAGATTAGTATACCTCTTGAGAGCTATGACGTGGCTACTAATACTATGAAGGTAAATAACAGTGTTAGTGCAAACCATCCAGAGACTTTCTTAATAGATTCTTTACCTGATCCTCCTTTTTATATTAAGGTTAGTCAGTTATTAAACCAACTTTATTTTGCCAATAATAGTGTGTATTTAGAAGGATATTCTACTCTAGATAAGAAAACTTTTAATGCAGAGGCTTTAACTGTTAGTGGGTATTGTAATGTAGATATTAATATAGTTCCTAGATATAAACAAGCTATATCTGTTTATATTGATAATGAAGAAAAAAATCAATCAGTATTCACTTGGGATAATCTATCTAATGTTAATGTCCAGATAGGAACGGGTAAAGTATTAACCATTCGTACTAATCATTATACAGTTCCTATTATAGAGCCTGGAGATAATATATCTCTATTTTCTGGAAATGTATATGCTATATCAGAAACTAGTTATAATCCATCTAGTCCTAGCTATAACGTATTATTAACCACTAATTCTATCTATAGAGTAAAATTTGCTACTAGCCTTACTGCTAATATCTCTGGGGTAACTGGTGTTAATATAACTAGCGATGTTCAAGGAACTGTAGGTAATTTAAATTCTACAGCTAATACTTTTACGGTAGATTACGATAATACCGTATATCCGGGATCTTACGAACTAGGAACATATAAAGTATATAATATAAGTCTTTCTAAAGATTTTGAATCACTAGATCTTACAAAAGAAAGTAAGATTAAAAATATCTCATCAGGAAACTACGTAATTAAAGCTAGAAATAAAAATAGTTTTAATAGAAAAAGTCCTTTTTCTACAAAACAGGTATCTATAGGAACTATACCTATCGGTAAAGTAACTGATGTTCAGATAACAGAATCTCTTTATAGAGATAAACAGGTAGGTGTTGCTGTAAGATCTACAGTAGGATTTACACCTATAGCTAATCAATCTGTAACTGAGTATGAGATTTCCTATAAAATAGTAGATAATAACTCTGGATCTGATTTACGCACTTATAGCACCGTTAAGGTTCCTGCCTCTGGAGTAGCCAGCGATGGAAAAATATACTACGAAGTAGATAATGTCGAAAGAGGTGGAGCTCCTAGTAGTTATAGAATATATTTTAGAATTACTCCTCTAAATAACGATATCAGAGGTGTTACCGTAGAATCTTCAGCAGATATAGCTGGTAAAACTACAAAGCCAGGCGGAGTAACAAGATTCAGCGTTAGCCAGTTGGGAGATCAATTCTTATTTTCTTGGACAGTTCCTAGAGATGCAAATGGAGACCCGTTAGAATTAGATCTATATCAATTTGAAATTAAACAACTATCTGGAACGTATACATCAGTTACAGATGCTAATTGGGAATCTGCCACACCAATATTAACGGCCTTTGCTAATTTAAGTTTCTCTAACGCCCCTGTTAAAGAATATGGAACTTTTACTTACATAATAAGAACTAAAGATACTACTGGAAATCAGTGTGAAGCTACTAATATAGCTGTATATACTCTTACTAGTATTAGACCTCCCAATCTTAGCACTTTTAGAGCGTTCAGTGAAGATAGCCCTAGCTCTAACGACTATATCACTAATTTAGATAATAATAACTATTTTGAATACTATTATCCAAGTTTTGCTAATTCAAATAACGGAGGTATGGCAGGCTCTCTTAAATCTATAGTAGATAATTCTAATGGAACATCTACCGGATTTACTGTAGCTGTTGGTGTTACAGATCTTAACGCAGCTGCTAATGCAGTATACTATACACAGATAAGAGATCTTGGTCAGCTTTTAACAGGTAGAGTAACTTCTACTGTTAACCTAATACAAGGTATTACTTCTACTTACAATGATTTTAAAGAAAACGTATTAGTTAGTGTATCAGATGCTAATCAAGCTCCAGGACGTCTTCAAGACGATGCTCTTACAACATTTTTAAATATAGCAACATACGATGAAGATAATAAAACATTGACAAGCGGAGGGGCTAGTGGTAATGTTTATGCTATATGGAATTACGGTCAGTTTGTAGGAGACGTCTCTAATGCTAATAGCTATGCATTAATTCATATGGTAACAAATCCTATAGTAGGCGTTATTCAATTTAGTAACACTTACTATGCAAATGGAGTAGCTACTGGTGGAAATACCTTAGCTAATTTAAGTAAGGCAGCTACTTCCTATGCTTTAGTTAACTTATCACAGTATAATGATAGATTAACTACAACTTTTTCTGGGCCTGGAAATGCAATATCGTATAACGTAGATATGAGGTATTCCACAGCTAGTAATGTTTACTATTCTGGTAATAATCAGGTAAACACCAATGCTTTTGTAGGTTATGCTATTAATGACGGGTGGTCTCCTCTATCAGAATCAGATATATCTCTTAGACATTTTCAACTAAGACTTAGTATAACTAATTCTAAACCAGGGCAAGTATCTAGTATTTTAGATAAGTTTAGATATGCAGTTAACTTAACTAAAAAACAATTTACTACAAGTAACACAGTAAATTCTAGTAATGTTACTATAAACTATAGTTCTGCTGGTTTTTCTATTATACCTACAGTTAAAGTTCAACAAACTTCTGGTAGTTCTCCTGTAGGAAGTATAATAACTGGAAAAACTAGTAACCAATGCGGAGTATCGTTGTATTATACTAACGATGGATCTTCTGCCACAGGCATTTCAATAGATTTTACAGCAGATGGAGCCTAATTAATGGTAAGTTCTAATACATTTATAACCCCGACAGCGTCTACTGCTCTAGGAACTGCTAGAATAGAGATAAATGAAGCATTATTTGCTTTGTTACAAAATTTCTACGGTACAGCTAGACCTACATCTACTAATATTAATTACGAAGGAGACGCGACTACGCCTCCTAATGGTATGTTATATGTTGATGCTGCTACTGGAGCCTTATATAAAGTAGATAGTACATTTAATAAAAATGGTACAGTAGGACAAAACCTATCTAGATACGGCATAGGTTATCGTATTGAAAAAGATCTAGCCCACGCGTCTGCTAATATCGGTACATATGAAATAGGAGAGTTTTTTAGCACTACATATACCGGTGCCGCTACTGGTAATGCTAGAGTTTATATGAAATATTCAAACTCTAGTCCATATATAGTTGACGTAGGAGCTCCAGCAGCAGATACTGTTAGCTCTACAGTTATTCAAGATTCAGCAGTTACAGAAGCTAAACTTGCTAGCTCTGCGGTTTCAGATGGTAAGATAGCTACAGGTGGTAAAGTAAAATTTGATACATCTGGTAGAGTAACAATAGGAAATAGCACTCTTAATTCAAATAATCAATTTACTGTATATAATTCTTATAATACTGCCTATGCTAATGCCTCTAACCAAACTCTTACAGATGCTGCAACAATAAATTGGGATTTATTTTTAGGTCAAGTAGCCACTGTAACTCTTGGAGGTAACAGAACGATGGCTGCGCCGACTAATATGAGAATAGGAACATATATACTTCATGTTATACAAGACGGCGCAGGCAGTAGAACTCTAACATGGAATAGCGTATTTAAATGGCCAGCAGGAGTGGCGCCTACTCTTACTACAACGGCTAGTAGACGAGATATGTTTTCGTTTGTATCAGACGGAACTAATATGTATGGCAGCATGCTACCGGACGTTAGGTAAGGAGATCCAATGGCATTAACTCAAGTAACAGGAACAGTAATAGCTGCTAATAGTATTGGATCATTACAGCTTGCTAATGGGGCCATATATAGTAGACACTTATCTGGATCAAACATATTTTCTAATATCAGTGTTAATTCGGCTAACGTAGGCAGTTTTTATAGCTGGTTTGACTCAAATGCTAATGCTTACGGTTATTCGACTAATAGTAAATTTTCTATTACTAACTATTTTGTAGATGGTACTCAGTTTTTTAAACATGGAGTGTATTCTACGACAGTTTTAACTAGACCTGAAAACGTATTTAGCATAGAATCAACTACTGGAGGGGCCGGGTTATTAATATCTAGTAATAGTATTAGTATTGGAAGAACTAGTCAAACTATATTACCTACATCTAATGCATATATATTAAATGTTAGAGGTGGTTTTTTAGCAACAGGAGACGTTTATCTAGCAAGTAATTTAGATGTTTTAAACTTAGGTGCTACTCCTAACTCCGTAGCTAACGTAGCGACTGCTAATAATTGGTATTTTGCTAATGATTATAATACTTATCTGCAAATCGCTGCTAACGACTTTGCAACTTATAGCATCGCTTTAGCTAACGACTTAACTACTTATCGTTCAGCTTTAGCTAACGACCTATCTACTTGGAATAGTGCTCAGGGTAATGATCACTCTACTCTTCTCAGCGCACGTGCTAACGACCTAGCCACATGGAATAGTGCTCAGGGTAATGACCATTCTACCTTACTTAGTGCACGTGCTAACGACCTAGCCACATGGAATAGCGCCCAGGGTAATGA